TTTTCGTTGACCGGTGTAATCCATAAAACTATTTGGATAAATAGCTATTATTGGTTTTCTTTTTGCAGGAGGTAAATTTTTTAATTCAATAGACTGTAGATCAACTATAGAAGATTTTTTAATGACAGCGTTTGGTATACCGCTACCGTTTAGTACGTTTTTAGATGCGCAACTAGAAAGTAAAATCGCCAATAGGAACAGTAATATTGGTTGTACCGCCTGTTTCATCCGTAATTGTAAGCGTAATTGTTTCATTTTCAACAATATACTCAATCGTGTTTCCCTCTAGTTCTAGTTTTCCTGACTTTTGTGGTGTTTCCCCAAATAACTGCTCTACCATTTGCCTAGATAGCTGTGCATAAATTCTACTTTCTAAATTTCTTATAAACCTAGCAAGTGTTGTGTTATCCGCATCCCTAGCTAATTCATCTTGATAGGCCTCTATTTCATCTTTTAACGCTTGTTTTCTACTGGATTCTTGTGAATCAATTGTTAAGTAATGTGAAGAAGTGTTAAGACCTGAAAAACTAGGATTTTTAAATTTAAACGATAACGTGTCTGCGTTACTGTTAACGCTAAGTAACAATAAAAGCAAAGCTACGTAACAATAAATTATAAGTAAAAACGTTAAACTACTTTTCATTTTTATTCTTCAGTTTTTTTTCTTCTTTTAATTCCAATACCGTATTTACCTTTTGTTGTAATCGTATCATATCTTGATCTAACAAGCGTAATTGATCTGTAAGCCTTATAATAGTTACTTTCATTTCTTGAACTGCAGGATCAATTTTATTGGTAATGGTTTGCCAAACAAAATAAACAAAGTAACCAAGCCCTACTACCATTACTACAGGAAAACCAAATTCGGATACAATTGATACAATATCCATTAATCCCGCCTTGCATCTATGGTACCGTCTTCAACAAAATTTTCTGCTCTGGCTATACGTTCCAGGTCAGGAGAAAGACCCAAAGCACTACTAACGCTAGTGTCTATACGAATCATATCGTTATTCATAGTAGATGCTCTGGTTATGAGCATTTTTGAGATAGCCTGTACAGTTTGTATTTCGCTTACCAAACCATCCATTAATTGCTTCATTACTAAAAATATAAAGTAAGCCATCACCAAACCGCCAGCAACTGGCAGACCTAATTCAGCTATTAATGTAAAACCCTGTTCCATTTGCTTAGACTTTCCTCTGCAATAACCATATCAAGTACACCTATTACAGATACCTCATAGTGTTCTGCTTGACGTTCTGCGTCCTCGTAATTTTTAGCTATTATTTTAGGCCCTTCATAGCTTCTACCGTCATAATTAAATTCAGTAAGATAAATTTGCATTTAATCTTCCCCTTTGAATTTTTTTGACTGACCGGATGTTCCGGCATAGATACCAAAGACGGCAGCCATAGCACCAGTTACAACTGAGACTAATCCAGCTTGTTCTAGGTTAGGTTCCGGTATTGTCATAAACCAAGTAACTACCTTATAAAGCAATACAATATAAACCGTAACAAAAGCTCTGGGAAAGATACGCCAAGCATCTACAGTTTTTGCTAGATGAATCCATTTATAAAAAGGATTGCTACTAGAGTTTACTGCATTGGTATCAACTTCCAGTTCTATCTGAACTTTCTTTTTTTCCACAGTTATTTTCTTCTGCCCATACTTTGGTGGTATTCATTAAAAATTGACTGCATCATATCTCTAGGATTGGGTCCTTTGGTTGTGTTTCGACCACCCATTGCAGACTTTGGTGTTTTAATTTTTAGACCACCCTTTGCATGCTTTGGTTGCTTCTTGTCTGCGGCTACTTTGGTTACTGCGCCACCCGATGCCTTCCTAGCGGTTTTTGCCGCAAGTTTAAAATCAGCGGCTGTCGGAGCACCTTTTGCCCCCTTCTTGCGCATTTTTCTACCTTCCTGACGTTTTTTATTTATGTTGTAGTAAAGACCCCTACCAGCCATATCTTTCTCCTATTACCATTTAACTCTGTTAGCCCAATAAGCTGCAGACATTTTGCCTTTAGCTATGTTTTTGCCATGACGAGCTTTAAATGATTTTCTACGCATTTTTTGTTTACGTGACTCGCCTTGCTTTGGTTTACCTGCCGTACTAACGCCCTGTTGTCCAAAACGTATAGTTTTAACTTTGCTGCCTTCTTTAGCGACAACAACATGTGATTTCTTAGGGTGGCTAGGAGTACGTTTTGGTTTGTTGTAACCACTAACTCCAGCGCGTTCTAACCTGCTATCTTTTGCGGCCATATTAACAGCTTTTAAAACTGCCCCCACGCAAAGCAGAACGCATCCCTTTTTTCTTACCTGAAATCATAATACCGTTTTCTGTGTCAGGAGCTTTTGATTCAACCATAGTTGAATAAGGAATAGAGCCTTGTCCATCTATTATTAATTTAGATACAGGTTTAGGTGCATCTTCTCCAGGACCGCTAATGATGTGTACTTTACTCATAATATTTACCTTTTTTATTTAATAACTTTTCCGTGACCTCTAACAGCAAGACCGCAAGATTTTTTTGAATTCACTGAGCCGCCTTTGTTAAATTTTTCATAATCCTTACTGTTAAATTTCCTACCCTTTGAAGTTAAATCAGACTTAACTTCCCTGGTTAAATTTTCTTTCTTTTTTAATAAAGCGTTTGTAGCGCCTTTACCGCGGTCTGCTACTATCTCTGCATTAACTTTACTTAATTGTTTTTCTTTAAAAGACCGTTGAACAGCGGGTTTATCTGCTACAAATGTTCCGGCTTTTTTTTGTGCCGCTTTCTTCTTTCTCTCGGCCGCCATAGTTTTAGCAAGACGAGCCAATGCTTCTGCAATAGTCTTAGAAGGCACTACTGGTTCCTTTGCTTCATCATTTCGCGTTCTTGCGCTGCTTGTATTCTAGCTGCAGTTTGACGTTCTTGACTTGCAATACGTTGTTGGAACTCAGTAGACCGTTGCCCTAAACGTTCTCTATCAAATTTAAGTTCTTGTTGGTCGTTAGATAAATTACCCTGAACTTGTTGTTCTTTAATAGCTAACTCTTGTTGTTTAAGACCAATTAAAGGATCAGGTTTTTCTTGACCACCACCGGCTAGTTGCTGACTTAACGCTTTAACTTCTTGCATACCCTGTGCAATAAATTGTGCTTTTAATGCTTCAAACTCCATGCTTCTAGGCGGCTCTACTTCGCCACCGTTAGCCATTGTTTGTGGCGGCATCATGTTTTGCGGAGCCGCTTGTTGAATACCGTTTAAAGGTTGTTGTTGCGGAGCCATCTGTTGCTGTTGCATAGCCGCTTCCGCTTTTTCTTCGGCTTGAATTTTAACATGTTCCATTATATGTTTTTGTAAATCCATAGCTAGTTTTGGCATTTGTGCAATCATAGGCGAACTTCCAAAAATAAGGTGAGCGGTGATGTGTGCTTGATGGTCTTGACCTTTAAATACTTTTAACGGTACACCTTCCATAGAATCAATATTCTCTTGTGCTGGATCCCGCGGTTCCGCTTTATCGGTTGTATGTGAAACTAAAATTTTGTCCACATCCCGTACACCTAACGCTTCATACATGCGACGATATACTTCAGGAATATTATGTATTTCAGGAGCTTGCATAGCTAACTGCATTTCTGTTTGAGCTACAGCTATACGTTGTGCTTGAGAAAATGTGTTGGGATTAGAGACCGGCATAATATCTACACGATTATCAAAATCCATACGTTTTACAGATTGGTCTGCACCCGCCACACTATACGGGTATTCTTCTGGTAAGTAATCGGACATAACTTTAGAGAGAAGTTTAAACTCGACACGCATAGCATAATGCAGGCGTTTATGAATGGCGCTCATTACTCGAGTACCCTGCTCTAACATAGCAATAGTAGTACCTACCGGAGCATTTTGATTACCATCACCTACTTTTAAATCAGTAATAGTGGCAAAACGTTGAGCGGCATCTACTACAAAACCCAGTAGTTGGAACAAAGTTTGATCCGGACCTTTAAATGGCAACGCCATTAAGCTATCACGAATCGCGCCACCCGGAGCGTCTACATCTCGGAACTCGCCCGGTTGTAGTGGCTCATTATCGTCCCTAATTCTTAGACCGCGGGCTTTAAAACCAGCCGGTAAATTAGATAGTGTCCCAGCATCAATTAACTGCCTTAAAGCAGCGGTTGCGGTACGAGACAATCCACCGATAGTGTGGATTAAACCAAGTCCGTAGAAACCAAAGCCTGGGAGAAACTTGTAGTGTATAAAGTATTGTATTTTGCGTTTAAGTTCGTCTTCCTCACGATAGTTCCTACGAATAGAGAGCACCTGACCATTGTCTCC